AAATGAATACTAATGTATATCATATGATAAGTATTACTACAACTCATTTCCCGAAAATTCAGGATTTTTACGAGTTGAACGTGGAATACTTCAATTTAATAAGAGAAAAATATGATGCATACAAGGGAGATAAAAATTCTCCTGAATTCTTTGCATCAATCGACAATCAAAAACTTCTCTTATTAATTGAAGTATGTAACTACATAAATTCAAGACATGGATTATTCCAGGTGCCAATATTACTGTTGACTCCACAGTCAACATTGAACGCATATTGGCAGAAGATCGTAAAAGGCGATCCAACATCCCTGCAAGATCTAGTTCGATTTTATTCAGCTAAATAATGAGAAAAACCCGTAAGAGTCAGGAAGATGTCAGAACAACGACAGAAAATCTTATTTGATAAGCTTAAAGCATATGTTGGATCTGCATCCCCAGAATCAACTGTGTATGCATCTTACCCAGGATTTCTCTTGCGGTACACTCTTGAAGAAAAGAAGTTCTTATCTTTTCTTTTGAATTGCTGGCAAGGTGAAGAAGAGCTAGCAACTTTGTTAGCCAATGGAGAGCTGTTTCTGTTGAGAGAGTGGAGAACCGAACTGCTCGATGCGCTTAAAGGGAAGTTTGGTGTCTTACCAGTCAAGACAATCAAGACTCCAGAATTATCCCCCAAAGTATATTCAACAATTGATGAATTATTTTCTTTGTATGAACGTGAAGAAGAAGATGACGATGAAGATCAGATTTTAAACATATCTGACTTTTTAAAGTTTTTGGGAAGAGAAAAAGTTGAAGATATACTTGATATTCCAGAAGATCTAAGTGAGCAAAACGTACACTCCTTTGCGCGAGAAGTTTTTGAGAAGCTATGTGATGATTTCTTTCCCGAATCTAGAAAATACGAAACTGGAATATATACTTCAGTTAGCACGGCAATTGATAAGTATTTTGAAACGAATAAAACAGAATTTGAACCATCTCAAATCAAAACAGATCTTTCCACAGAAATTAATTCTTTAGCAAGAAAGATTGACATCATGGTCGATCAATTGAATATATTATCCCAAAGAGGAGAACATATTACCACAGAAAAATTACCAATAATTGTTCCAAAGAAGGAAAAAGAAAGAGAAAAAGAAGAGGCAAAAATTGTTCCACACAGCTCCAATCCTACTCCTTCAACAAGCGCATCAATTGGTCCATTGGATTTGACAAAAATTGAGTTTTTCTGATCTTCAGTGCCATTATTAGATATTAAGAAAAACCCGCAAGAGTCAGGAATAATGTACAACATAAAAGAAATCGTTTTTATCAGCTTTATCTGCATAACCTATGGCCACATAGGGGACATTATGACAGATAATTTAATCGGTTATGACTGTTCTCTATCCACTAAACATACGGAGATTAGCCTAAGCCCGATAGTGGACTGCTCGATCCCAAAAAGAAATGTAACATTTTCTGATGTAAAAATACAAATTGTTCAGCCCAAGATCGTAACTGAACTCGAATATATCCAATGCTCGGCTATCTATAGATATGAGATTGTTTACTGCGGGAAATTTGGTGGTAGAAACACTCCATTAGATAGACAAGTTCATGTGGAGAAAGTAAATAAATATGATTGTGTTGAAGCTCATAAGACTCACATAATCTCTCCGGGATTTCATAGGGAGCTGACTGTCACTATCGAAAATAATGTTGGGCGATATTCTGGAGTCATTATTGGCAATACTGATGATAAGAGCTGTGATGGAAGTGTCTTCCATTCCCCCGGAGGTGTTAGATATAATCGTGTAGTTGTGTTTTTAGATTATGAAATCATTTTAAAAACTGGTGTAGGAACTGTGGAACCCTCAAATTATAATGCAAAGGTTGTATTATCCTCAGGCAATACTTGTCTCTATGAAGATACTACATGCTTTGATGGGATAAACGGAAGAACCTATTGGATCGATAAATTAAGTAGGAGTTGTGAGACATCAGGATACGAGGCAATATATGAGGGAGTAGTAAGCAGAATAATTGATGATGACAAACAAAGTCCAGTTATTTCATACTTAACTAAGAAAGCGGACAAGCAGCGGTTTTTTATTAAGCAAACATCTCCTGTGACTATCTGTGGAATGCCAGGTTATAGGACTCAACACCCTAATGTTTTTGTCATAGAAAGAGGAAATTATGACTTCAATATAAAATACAACCCAAGCAGCCTATCCCCAAGAAGCATAAATTTAGATACTCATCTCGGTATGAAATTATCATATTTGCAATATGATACCGGGTCTCAGATTGACCAATTATACTTATTATTAAAGGGTGAAATATGTGAAATCAACGCGAAAACAGTTAGGAACTCCTTAAGCTTGGCAAAACTTGACCCCAAAGATTTCGGTTACCTTTATTACGGAAAACCTGGCTTTTTAGGATTAGTAAGGGGAGAGGTCATTTATCTAAAAGAATGTGTCCCTCAAATAGTTAACATTAGACTCTCAGAAAACTGTTATCAGGATTTACCTATTCTCTATAATAATGAGTCCTACTTTTTGACACCCAGATCAAAACTAATAGTAAAAGAAGGGCATGAGATCGAATGTTCAAATCTCATGCCAGAAAAGTATTTTGTTGAAGGAACCTGGTATCGAAAAAATAGACACGGACTGGATGCTGCACCTAGTCCAACTGAAATTTCGGTTAGATTGAATGGAAATTGGTCTTTCCAACAAGACCACGAAATATCTAGTAAAGGCATTTACACTAGAGAGGAAATTGAGAAGTACCAGAAAATGATATCTGAACCGATTTCAACAATGGCAAAACAAATAAGTTTGATTAAGTCGATAGATGGAGACAGAGATATCTGGGAAGGGGCAGATGTGACGAACGCTATCAAGCCTGAAGACTTTGAAAACTTTAGGAAAAAAGCATATCCGACCGTTTGGTCAAGATTAAGAGCCGGCTTCTTGGATTTCGGAGGTTTTTCTGGTGCAATACTTGGTATTTATGTAGCTTTTAAGTTTTTTTACTCAAATAGTGGACGTACTTAAAAATTTTATAGAACTATACAAAATATTTGGGTTAAGCTGGAGACTTTCTGCTTGTTTATGGAATAACATGTCACAATTAATTTTACATAAACAAGCCAGAAGGCCATTAAAGATTAATCGAAAAGCATTAATGGCTTATAAAAAGACCCCTCAAAACTTAGATCTGACAGAATCTGCTTAAGAAAAACCCGTAAGAGTCAGGATGCCAAAACCTACAATAACATTTACTTGTCCTAATTGCGGTCATATCATTAGATATGAAAGGAGTGATCTACCAGCCGTCCCTTTGAAACCAGGAGGAAGTGCTTCAAAATAACAGGTCATTAATTAACTTTAACTATGAGACTGTATTGGAGATAATCCACATCATTGATTATTTTTAAGTTGTTAAAATTTTGTTTTCTGGTAGCTAAGATTAATCTCACGATGCAGTACAACAATGGTATTTTTAGAAAAACCCGCAAGAGTCAGGATGACCAATCACATAGAAGGACACTTGGCTTTGCCAATAGTGAATACAGAATGTGAAATGCTTCTGTCTTGTCAATCGTTCAAATGTAGAAAGCACAAATTATTGAAACAGGTTATCATACAAAAAGAGAAAACCTATGGGAAAAAGATACAATCTATCTATAAAAGTGAATGTTCTCCTTGGATATGTTTAGGAAAGACTATTGAAAAAACAGAAGTGTCAGAAGTCAACAATAAATTGTCAACAATATCAGATGTTGCATCTAAAATATTAGCTACATATATAGAGATGACTTTAGGAGTTAAAGTAGATCATAGAAAGATTCCTAAAATACCAGTTAATAGTGAGCTACTAAGTCTATACAAGAAAAAACTTCAATCCGAAAAAATTAAAGAAGAAATTTGTTACAGATCTATAAGAAGAGGTTGTTTAATTGAGTACAATAATTTGTTAGAAGTCGAACCAGATATATTTATTCACAGATGTGAAGAACACAACAACATTACATTAGGGCCTACTACTTTATTATTAGGAAAACTTGACTTGTATCCAACGATATTCAACCAACAATTGATTTGGACTCTATGTGACCAAGATGAATTATTCAACGAGTACCAGATACATGATTACGGTTCAAGGCTGAGACAAATTCTGAACAAACTACAGTATGCAATGGGTGAAGATTTTTTTACTGTCTGTGCAACTGTGGAACCACTAATAAAAGGAAATATTTTAGCTCGAAAAGATGATCTAGGTTTTACCACCTTGAAAGCAGAGTGTGAAAAGAAGATACTTGGATTTTCAACAGATTCAGTTGGCGAAACAAGATACGATAAGAGATCATTGCCGAACAGTGGTCTACTTCAAGGATTAATATCTTTAGCGAATGAAATTGGGGAGAATTGTCCTTTAATCGGATTTGAATTGTGCGGTATGATTAAGTCATTTGGACATCCAGTAGTTGATGATGAAGAAAGTCTTAAATCATTGAGAGAAAATGCTTGCAAAGAAACAGAGGTTGATAAAGAATACGCTCAAGAGATTGCTGGTACTGTCAAACAATTGTTTATGAAAAATTATTATTTAAAACACAACCATTATCCTAAACTCTCAACTACATCCCAAAAGATAAAAAGAATGGTAGCTAAAAATAAATGGGATTCGAGCATGGACAATTTACCTCCGCAAGAATTTAACAAAGTGACATTCCAGAAAATATTTGACTATGATTATACACCAGATACATTTCAGTTAATAAAAGATACTGCTCAAGCTCCTGATTTTGAAAACTGGACATCTCAATACGATGCTTGTGGTTTTTGGTATCAATATGGTATAGATGAATACATTCCCCCCATTGAACATTCTCAACGTCGAGTAGTTATGAGGTATATGGAAGGTACAGAGAAAGAACTAGAACAGATAATAACAGATATGGATAATGGTAATTATAACTTAGCTAGAGACGGAATAATCATGTTATGTTTGAAAGAACGGGAAATGAAAAGAATAGGAAGAATGTTCTGTAAACAAACCTATAGCAGAAGGTTAGCACAGACTTCAATGGAGAAGAATATAAATGAGAAAGTATTTAAGTATTTTCCTGAGCAAACTATGTCACAAAGCGAATTAGACTTAACAAAAAGACATGCTTCACTTATGAAACTAAATTACCAATTAGCTCAAATTGTCAACCTTGATTTGAAAAAATGGAATCTTTGTTTTAGATTCCTTCTAGTATATTTCGTGGGAGCTTTTCTTGATGAATTGTTTGGGTTTAAGTCTCTCTATGCATTATGCCATCTGTTTTTTACTTGCTGCTTCTTTCTTACAAATAACCGATTATGCCCTCCCATAAAAGGACTCGATGGAAAACCTAAAGAAGGAAAATTTTGCCATAAGAATCACAAAGGCGGCTGCGAGGGCATGCATCAAAAATTATGGACACTTATCACAATCGGTGCTATTCAAAATACTGCTAAATCATGCAATATACTAGTCCATATCATGGGGCAAGGAGACAACATAGTTGTTATATTGCTTTTTAAGCCACAACAGAAGGATAAACAAAATGAACTCAGAGACATGTTCCTAAAAAGACTTAAAGAGAATCTTGCTAAAGTTAATCTAGAATTGAAAATGGAAGAGACCTGGTATAGTAAAAGAGTATTAGAATATGGAAAAAGAATTTGGTACAATAGCAAAGAAACCACTAATTTGACTAAAAAATCACGAATTATTCCATTTGTAAATGATGGATTTAATTCTCATGTGACTAATATAGATACAATTGCGACAGGTACAGAGGCACTAGCCAAGGGTGATTATACGCCGATGCGAGCATACACAGTTTATGTTTCTGAACTATTGACATATTTAGAAAGAGCAAAAATAATTAGCCTAACTCCTAAGAATAAAAATGAATTGACAGCCATATTCTTTGTCCCTAAGCACTTTGGAGGAATAAATATCTCCAGCTTTTTCAATCATATGATGAGAGGAATCAATGATCAACTGACAATGTGGTTGTACATTATCAGATATTTAAAAGAAACAGACAATCAATTGTATGATTTGGTAATAAGAAAATTGACAACTGTTAGTAATTCACAAAGGAATTATTTAGCCCTTTTGGAGGATCCGTTCTGTCTTAACGGACCAAGCCCTCCTAGTATTACAGGCCAAGTTCGATCCTTAGTTAAGGATTACATCAAAACAGTGGCATCAAATCCAGAGTTGACCCAACTTCATGCAATAAAAAATGTTAATGCTGAAAATTCAATAATTTATGATATGATTCATATGGAGCCTTATGTTCCTGAACTAGCTGCGGAGTTATTTTCCCTTTCACTAGTAGGATATCTAAGCAAGTTAGCTAATAGGTTCACCAGCATCTCCACTCTGAATAGAGTCACACAAAATTCAAATTCCGAGATCATTAACTTTATAGATGCCACAAGAGAAAATAATGAGCAAGTAGTTGAGCACTATAGACAAAGGTTTAAGAGCAGAGACATTAAAGACGATCTTGACAATGTCTTTAATGAGGGATATTGTGATACCCAGATTGCTAAGCTATACAGAAAGCTTCATTGGGACTTAGAGTTGAAGCATGATACAAAGCCATTCTTTCTACATCAATTTAATATTCAAGATTATGATTTAGTTTCAGATGATGATGTTCCTTATACAATAATAGTTTCACTCAGCAAAGATTTAGCTAATAGCAAAAATGCTTACCATTTAGGAGAAGGTAAATTCACTCCTTATTTAGGGTCAGTTACTCAACAGAAGACCATTAATCCTCATATAAAAATGATATCTGATAATCCAATGATCCATTATATTGAAAAACTCTACCTTTATTATACTTGGATGAAATTGTACAAGTGTGAATCAGTTGCAGACTACATCTCTAAGTTGATTAAGGAAAAACTACCTTTGATACCAGATGAAAATATAAGAGCTAATATCCAAGAATGGGCTCCTAGAATAACAGGAGGCAATCCTGCGCATAGACTTCATTCCATTTATGCAAAAGTTGGATGTTATATAAATTACTTATTTACACCAACTTCACACATTAGTTACTGTACGAATCATTTAAAAGATTTATCACCAAAAGGAGAAGATTTTAATATACAGTTTCAACAAATCTTCATCGGGTTTCAAGGAAGCATAATACTTCATACACGATTCTTTGAAAGTCGTCCCCAAAGCATGGCTTGCACTATATCATGCAGAGAATGTTTTGAAGATGTTTCAGATTTTAAAGTAGAATTACCCTCATCAACTTACTTTGATCAAGATTTACAAGCGACATTACCTCTTCTTTATGAAATAGAAGAACGACAAGAACAGAAGAATTGGTTATCAGTAAGAATGCAATTAGGAATCTACCTGGGTGTGTTAGGAGGTCATAGCTATGATCATGATAATTTGGCTGAAAAAACTTATTCCTATCTAAGAAGAGTAGATTACATTGCTGAATTCAGAAGCATAAAGTTTCAAGATTACATACTCGGTCTTATTATCCAATCAGCTACGCTAATAAAAAATGCATTTGACGAGTCTGATTATTGTCATCTTGGAACCCCTAGAAGAGGATTTTATACTCTTGCTAATCTTTTATTGACTTCTGATAGAATGAGTGAATTTGTAAGATGGGGAGATTATCAAGCTTCGCATCACTCTGGATTATTAAGTGTTGATAAAGCAAGTATCGTTATTCACGATATAGTTTGTAGATACATTAGAAAGAATAAAGCAACATTACTCAAGAGACTATTCGCAGTCAAATACCAAGATGAAACAGCTGCTCAAGTTTATCACAAATTAATATTCTATTTTGTTAGTAGCCAGAAATGGAAAGAATTGTCATTAATCAAAGATAAATACAGAACTTTACAGCAATCAGGACTGGGTAGAGGATTCTATATCACTTATATTCTTGTACAAAATAGTGTCAACGGCGGACCTTCGAGTGAATCAGAGTTCCTATTGAATAATCCAGTCATAAGAATGATAGCTAGACAGAATGATTTATTTGGACCATTTATTCCTAATGATTACTTTGATTCTCAACAAGTATTTAACTATGAGATTTTCAATCCAGGACTTTATTATGATACCATGACGTCTCACAATGTTGGAGAGCCTATCCATTGTAAGAATATTCATCATCTTTGTAGAAATTATTTCTCGGTAAGCTCAGCTATGTCAAAAATTATTGGACTCATCAATACGTTAGATCTCCACTTATTGAATCCAAATTATGTCTATAGCTTGTGTGAAGGCTCAGGCAGTATACTTTTGCTGATGAGTCATCTTTATCCTAACTCATTGTTAATATTTAATACATTAAATTCCGATACAATAGACATTAAACATCATCCAGGATTGGTTGAACCGACAGCTGTGATGGCTCACTCATGTTCTATAGAAAAAAGGATAGTAAATGTATACAAGTTAACATTAGGATCGTCGGATGTTATGACTCAGGAGTTTGTTAACAAAATTTTGACCAACCTTAACAAGTTTGAAGGATCAATACTTACAATGGACCCTGAATCGCCGAACGGAGGAAGTAATATTGAATTTTTCGAAGTGTATCATCAAGTCTATATAAACTACTTTGATGATAAAGGCTTTCAATTAACAAAGATGTTCTACGAAAAATATTTAGATAAAACAGATATATTTGATAAATTGGATAATTATATCACCCTTTATTACATTTTTAAACCACCCTCTTCTCATCCTAATAATGCTGAGTTTTATTTAGTCAATTCGAAGAATCCTCATGTGAGTGCCAAGATCAAAGAGTTGAAAACTGATACTGAGAAATGCAAAAACTATTTTAGAAAAGATACACAACTTAAGACTGGTAATTTTGAATTCTTTATTAATCAATGTATCAGTTATAGGAAGCTTCATAATTACAAAAGCTGTTTATTTGGAAGAGGATTAAGTGAAACCTTTGATGTCTCAGCCTGTTCTTCTGTGTGCAAAAAGTTACTTAAAGTACTATTGAATAAGTACTCTTGCTGTATAAAAGAACTAAAATCTTTTGAGATAACTAGACACAAACAACAGTTAATAAGATATAATGCTTTGATTGTCAATCTGAAACAATTAGTTAATCTGCTCACTATTGAGTATCTTTTGATGGAATCTAGAACAGTAATCGACCAAGTTAAACTGGCAATTCGGATAATTGATAAGATGTCAGAATGGTCTTATCATATTCAAGATAATTGGAAAGATGTCGACTTCTTCAAAGAAAAAAATACTATTTTTGATTATGACAAGAATTTATTTAAGAGACTCAAAGGAAAATGTAGTTGTGGTCAAGGCTTATCCAGTAGGTCACTTAGATTTAGATTAGATTTGAGTGAAGAAGTTGATCAACATAAGGACCTGCAACTACTAAATAATGTTATTAACTTCTTTAGATCTTAGAAAAACCCGCATTTGTTGATTTATGATTTCACAATTTTACGACTTAGTATGTCGGTTTACGCAAATACTAAATAGCATAAATGCCAAAATTTAAATTCGTACTCTTATATCTTAGAGAATATTTTTAATATTTG